GCTACAAATTACGCAAAAAGCGCATCAAAGGCAAAACTCACGGGCAGAGAAGTTAAGATAAACGGAACATCGTATTATCTTGAATACGTTGCATACAACGGCAACATTCTCGAGATGAGTCAAAGCGTCATCGATACTTTAAATGAAGAATATGGATTGAGATTATATTCCTATTCAGACTATGTTCCTGCGTTTTTGCTTGAAGATATGCAGGTAATTACTGATGCCGCTGTTCGTGGTTTAAAAATGTTGGCATACACCAAAGACCTTGGATTCGTCAGAGTTTTTGCACCTTCGGGCATTAACATAAACATATCTACATACGGTGTTCTTGACCCGACGTACAAAAACGACGAGGCTTTAAACAAGGCAAGAGAAGAATATAAAGAAAACCCCAATGACCAAACGAGAAAAGCATATTTGGATTTGCTGAATAACTATGTTATTTCCGATGCAATGCAGGGCGCAGAGTGGGCAGATGTAAAAGCGTTGCGTGGCGATTATGAAAACGTAGGCTCGGTGTTCGTTGCGACCAATGATGACCTTGTAGAATGGGCGTTAGCACAGGATTGGATTGATACGGTTATTCCGTACCATACTGTGTTTAGAGGTCTTGAAACCAAGGAATATTTTGGATATACAAACTACAAGGATTACGAAAGCGACAAGAAGACACAGGGATGGACTAAAGGAAAAGACCTTGATTCAATACCGCCCACGATACACGGCAACAGCCTTGAAAAATATGAAAAGGCTTTGGCGGAAAATCATCTTTCAAAGAGATTCCCTCAATGGGCTGACAATCCTAATTACATGAAACTTGTAAACGAGACAAGGCTTTCCTATAGCGAGTCACAGCCCGTACAGCCCGAGTTTGATTACGGCGAAGTCGAAAAGGAATTGGCGCGTATTCCGTTTGAAGGCAAGTACGGTCTTGGAAACGGATTTAATACATTAGAAGAACAGCAGAACGCTTTTGCCGATGACTTTGAAAACGCCGTAAAACTTATCAAAGCAGGAAAAACATCAAAGGCTGACATTGAAAAGTTCATGGCAGGTGAGTCGTTATTCTCAAACAAAGTAGACTCTGTCTCCGACGCGGAATACGAAAACCTTGCAAGGACGAATCCCGAAGAGGCAAGAAGGATTCTTGAAGCAAAAGCAAAAGCGAATGGTTACAATACCACAATGCTTTATCACGGGTCACCCTTGTTCGGATTTACGAAATTTGATTTATCAAAAAGCCAAGGAGCAATATTCTTGACCGATGATGAGGATGTTGCATATTCGTATGTTGGCGAATATGTTAAACCGATAGCCGAGCAGGAGAGATTTAATCCCAAGACCGCTTCCTTTGAGGAATTAATAAAAGAATACAACAGAACAATCGGAAGACATCACGATAAAGCCAAGGAATATACAAAGTCTGACATGGATGCCGTAACAAAAGCATTTTCAAATTATATGAATCAAATAATTGAAAATACTGAAGATGCAGACTCCGTAACATACGACACCTTATTGGGAATTAAAAATCCACAAAACACTTCCGAAGAAGTGTTTAACAGAATCAAGAAGTTAAACAAGCAATTGCTTGATTTGTACAAGAAGTATGATTCTGTAAGTAAGAACATGGAAAGCCTTAATAAATGGCAAGAGGACATCGGGGAAATTAAAACCACCATGGATACTCTTCCTAACATTGACTTTGTAAACCGAATGCTTGCGATTATGAGGAATGACCATGACTTTATTTTAAAAGTTCAAGACGCGCGTGATAATTTAACAAACGTCAAGTCTAAAGAAAGAATCGCTCAAATAGGCAGGTATGCCTTTTTATCAGAGTCAGAGTTAAGAGACAGATTTAACGGCGAGTATGAAAAAGACCACGGCATTTATGCATTATATGCCAAGTACAAAAACCCTCTTGTTATTGATGCCGATGAGCAAAATTGGGACGAAATACCCGCAACAAAAGAAATGAGAAAAGCAGGTTACAACGGATTTCTCAAGACTCGTGATATCGTTGAATTTGCAAACAAAAATGGATACGACAGCGTAATATTTGAAGGGGTAACAGATGTAGCAGAACATGCATACGATTACTACAGTTCGGATGTATATGTTATGTTCGACCCCTCGCAGATTGCATCCGCCGACCTTATCACCTACGACGATAACGGCAATGTAATTCCTTTGTCCAAGCGATTTACCAATAATACGGACATTCGCTTCTCTACCAAAGTCGATGACCCGTTAGCAGACATCATCGGTCTTAACAAAGAACTCGAAAAGCAAAACGAGAAACTCAAATCGGATGTCGAGAGACTCAATCGCAAGTTAAGACTTCAGAGTCAGATTACCAAGGGCAAGGTTATGAAGGAATCCGACCTTGATATGGTAACCGCAATGCTTCTTAAGTCCGCCGACAGCAACGCAGACAAGGCGCAAGTCAAGGAAGGTTTACGAGAAGTTTACAACTACATTCTTGAGAACTCGGGCGAAGGCATCGTATACGACACCATGATGAGCAAGGCATACGACGTAGCCAAGACAATCATGGACAGCGCAAAACCGCAGAAGATATACGATGATTACTTCAAAGGCATCCTTGAAGATGTAAGAAGGGCAAAGATTAAACTTACTCCCGAACAGAAGCAGGAAGCCGAGCATTACTTTGGCACGACAGCACACAAAGCGTTTTGGGGACGACTCAATATCACGGATAGCGGACGTTCGCTTGACTCTTATTGGAGCGAATGGTCGAGTATGTATCCCGAGATATTTGACGAGAATGTAAACCCGAACGACCAAGTAACCGAACTGTCACAGATATACGACAGCCTTAAAGACGCATCGGTAACCATTCAGAGGTTCAATACATATTCTGATATCATGGCGATGGCGGATGAGGTATACGATGCATTTTGGAAAGTCCGCACCGAGACAACGATTGCCGATAAGCACGCCGCCGAAGTCAAGAAACTTAACTTTGAACACCGACAGGCAATGAAGGAAATCAAAGAACAGCAGAGTTTACTTGACGATATGTACTACGGAAGAAAGATGTCCGAGTACAAGAACCGAGACGTTAAGAAAGACAAGGAGATTGAGCGACTCAAGAATAAGTACGGCAAGCAGATTCAAAACCTGCGTGAGCGTTCGGAGACAAACGAAAAAGAATTGCGTCAGCGTTACGGCAATATGATTAAGAGCATCCGTGAGCGTTCAGCGAAGCGTGAAGCAGACCTTCGTCAGTTCATGAAGGACAGGGATGCGAAACTTAAGGATAACGCCGAAAGACGTAAGATTATCGCAAAGATAAATGAGACATCAGAGGACTTGTCCAAGAGACTTCTCAAAGGCGAGAAAGGCAAGAAAGTACCGCAAGCGCTCAAAGCGCCATTGGCAGAGTTGCTTACCGCAATCGACTTTTCGAGTAAACAGTTGCTCGGAATCAATGCGATTAAGAAAGCAGGTATCGAGACCAAGCGTGACATTGCAATGAGCGCACTCATGAACAGAGTAAGCCTTGCATTGCAGAACTTCCAAGAAGGCAAAGCCGAAGGCGACGACGCTTATGAGTTGGCAGGATTACACTTACCGCCCAATTTCGCAACGGATTTACAGGAGATAGCCGACACAATCGCAGAGATAGAAGGCATGTCGGGAGAGACGTTCACTCTTAACATGATGACAACGGAAGAGTTGAACAGCCTGTACAAAGCAATCAAAGCGATGCGGACGGCGATAAATAACCTTAATAAGATTATTTCAACGAACAATGCGCATAGCGTTGATTACCTCGGAAACGAGATAATGACATACCTCGACAAACTTGGTCAGCGTAAGTTCGACAACAAAGTCACACAGTTCATGGACGTGGCGAACAAGACTCCGTACTACTTCTTTAAACAGATGGGAAGAGGCGGACAGGAACTGTTCTCATTCCTTCAGAACGGATGGGATACTCTTGCAGACAATGTAGAGGTTATCAAGAACTTTACTCACGACCTGTATACTTCCGAAGAATATGAAAAGTGGAAGAATACGACATATGAGTTTGACGTATTGGAAGCGCCGACTCCCAATGAAAGAACGCAAGGCAAGCAGGGAAGACAGCGTCACATCATAATGACAGGCTCGCAGATAATGTCGCTCTACTGTTTATCAAAGCGTGAACAGGCGATGTATCATATTGAAAGCGATGGTATTGTCATAGACGCTATCGAGACAAAGAAAAAGTATGGCAAACATTCCATTAAGCAACAGGATACGGTAACGCTTGCAAAGTCAGACCTTGAGAGAATCCTGTCGGTGGTTGAAAGCGACAACCGAATGAAGACGGTAGCCGATGAATTACAGAAGTTCATGAACACGGTATGTTCCAAGTGGGGCAATGAAGTGACAATGAAACTGTACGGCACGGAGGAGTTTACCGAGAAGAACTACTTCCCGATTCACGTTAACCAAGACGTATTAAGTAGCGAAGCAAAAAATAAGAGCCACAGCATTTACGGCATGCTCAATCAGAGTTTCACGAAGCCACTTGTAATAGGTGCTTCTAACGAAATTAACGTATCAGATATATTCGATGTGTTCACGGCGCACTCAAGCGACATGGCGAAGTACAACGCACTTGCGCTTCCGATAATGGACGTCATCAAAGTTTGGAATTACAAAGAGATGACAGACCGAGGCGACGAGGGCAGACGACAGGTCGATGCGGTTAAGAAGTCAATCACCAAGGCTATCGGTGAAAAGGGTAACAGTTACATATCGGGATTGCTCCGAGACCTTAACGGCGACGCAGAGAGCGGACGTTATGACAAGACGTCCATGAAACTTGTAAAGAACTACAAGACGGCGGCGGTAGCGGCAAACGTGCAGACGGCATTGCTTCAGCCACTTGCATACATCCGAGCAGGTTACATGATTAATTCAAAGTACCTGCGCAGAGCATTGCTTAAAGGCTCTAACATGAAAGCATGTATGAAGAATCTCGGCGTTCAGAAATGGAAGAGCATGGGATTCTACGATACAAACCTCAATCGTGGACTCGATAAGATAATAAGCAACAGCGACTCATGGTACGACACGGCAATCGACAAAGCGTTGTGGCTTACCGAGAAGATGGATGAGTTAACGTGGGGCTACTTGTACACGGCGGTAGAACTTGAAACCAAAGACAGATATCCGTCGCTTAAGGGTGAAGAGTTTACCGAGCAGGTAGTCAAACGACTCCGAGACGTTGTGTACGCAACGCAGGTATTTGATTCAACCTTATCGAAAACAGCGATGATGCGAAGCACGTCTGCATTCATACAGATGGAGACATCGTTCCAAGCAGAACCCATATTATCGGTTAACATGCTAATGGATGCGGTAACAGAGTTCACGCAGGAAGCAAGACGCACAAGCGTTAAGAACGCATTTGATAAGAAGAGCAAGATTATCGCAAGAGCAAGCCTTGTATATCTGATATCATCGGTAGTTGAATCGGCGGTAAGAGCCGCACTCAAGAAGGTAAGAGACTACGACGACGAGGATGAGAAGACATTTGCAGGTATCGGAATAGATATCCTTCAGAGGACATTGGAAGAATTAGACTTCCTTAACAAGATTCCATTTGTAAAGGATGCAATGCCTTACATAAGGAAGTTCGCATATAAGAAGTTAGGCTTTGAAGAAATAAGCAAATCAATATATGCGGATAACACGAGAATGGATACCGAAGTTTACGCTACAATCGAGAGCGCAATCAAGGCGGTCGAGAAAGCATCCGAAGGTAAAGACCTTACCTATAAAGATGTGCAGAAAATAGCACAGGCGGTATCGCAGAGTACGGGACTTCCGATATCAAACGTCATCAAAGAATTAAAGACAGCCTACAACAACACCATAGGCAGAGCCACAGGCAATATGTGGAAGTAAGACAAAGGGTGGGTGCGCACATGCATCCGCCCTTTTGTTATGCTCTTAAGGAAAGGAGCATTGACATGGAATTATTAACTTACAGGTTTACCCTTGATACACATAAAAACGGAAGTCAGCGCACGTTGCAGGGATTCGAGACAGGCGATACGTTTGCTCGTCGGTTTGAGATAACGCTCACCGAGAACGGACAATCATACGACCTGCCTTTAGATAATATTGCCGTCGCAATGTACGTTAAGCGTCCGTCACAGACCTCGCCTTCCATCAACACGGTAACAATTGAAGACAACAAGTTTGTCTACGACGTAACCGCAGAGGACGTAGAAGAAGCAGGTATCACGACATTTCAGTTGAAAGTCGTAAGCGGAACGATAGAGCATCCGCACAGAGTCATCGTATCTCCCCGATTCAATGTCGAGGTATGGGAGTCTGAAGTTGAAGATTCCGTAGCCGAGGACACACAGGAGTACACGGCACTTGAGAACGCCATCATTAAAGCGAAGATGGCATACGATGCTCGAATCACAGACTTTGAGTTTGACGACGACCTTACGCTTACAGTAACCTACGGAGTTGCTAACGATTATAACGAGAATGAGACCTACGCTGTTGACGATGTGTGCTACTACGAAGGCAAGGCGTGGAAATGTATTACCGCATGTACAGGCGAGACTCCCGAAGAGGGCGCATATTGGACAGAAGTTTCGTTGTCTGAAGCACAGGAAGTATATACGACCGAAGTGTTCAAGGACACATTTGCAGAAGTTGTTGCAGACATCACGCCGTCTATCACGATAGGAACAGTAACCACAGGATATCCCACATCCGTAACGAATAGCGGAACGACGCTCGACCCTATCTTTGATTTCGTTATCGAAAAGGGTGACAAGGGTGACGACGGTGCAGACGGACAGGATGGTGCGGACGGCTTCTCCCCTATCGCTACAGTATCAAAGAGCGGTGATACCGCAACGATTACTATCACCGATGCGAACGGCACTACGACCGCAACCGTATCTGACGGAGCGGACGGCAAAGATGGCGCAGACGGTAAGGACGGAGCGGATGGTAAAGACGGTGCTGACGGACAGGACGGTGCAGATGGTTACTCTCCCACAGCGACAGTAACCAAGAGCGGAGACACGGCAACCATCACTATCACGGATAAGAATGGCACGACAACCGAGACAGTATCGGATGGTGCAGACGGACAGAACGGACAGGATGGTGCAGATGGCTTCTCTCCTTCAGCAAGCGTAGTAAAGGTAGGTAGCGTTGCAACTATCACTATTACCGATAAAGACGGCACGACGACAGCAACAGTATCGGATGGTGGTGGTGCGGCAACAACGCTTGGTGCATTAACCGACGTAACCATATCATCTGCGTCCGATGGACAGGTTCTTACTTATGACAGCGCAACGAGCACATGGGTAAATGACGATGCACCTTCATCGGTATCCGCCCTTGACGATTTAACAGACGTTGCGATTACGACCGCAAGCGATGACGACGTATTAACATACGACAATGGCGATTGGGTTAACAAGCCTTTGCCTTCTATTCCCGACGACTTGGCAGACTTGTCGGATGTAACTATCACGTCCGCAACAGACGATGACGTGCTCACCTACGACAACGGAGATTGGGTTAACAAGCCGTTACCTGCTGTTCCCGATGACCTCGCAGATTTATCCGACGTTACCATCACGAGTGCAAGTGACGATGACGTTCTTACATATGACAACGGGGATTGGGTCAATAAACCTTTACCTTCGATTCCCGACGACCTTGCTGATTTATCGGACGTAACAGTTACGAGCGCAAGCAATGGACAGGTGCTTACCTACGATAATGGCGATTGGGTAAACGCTGACTTACCTACTATCCCCGATGATATCGCTGATTTAAGCGACGTAACAATCACATCCGCAACAAACGGACAGGTGCTTACCTATAACAATGGTGATTGGGTGAACGCTACACCTGCAAGCGGTGGACATACAATCAAGAACCCTTCGGGAACATCCATGACCGCACGAGATAACCTTCAGTTCCTCGGAAGCGGTGTAACGGTTACCGATGATTCGGGCAACAACGTGACCAAGGTATCTATATCGGGTAGCGGATTGTTACCGCACATTATTGTTATATCGGAAGAACAGGCTACGGTAACGGCTACAAAGGGCGGTACTACCATTAACTTTACCGAGACGAGTACAGGTCACTACGAGGGCGACGTTACCGATTACGGCGTATGGACTATCCATTCTTTATGGAGTGGCGATGACGCAACAGTATTACTTACCGTAGACGATTGCAAGGTATATACGATTGACGATGCTCACTTCAATGCATCCATCACAGTTTACTATCCGCAGGGTGGAACGTGTTCGTGCTCAATGACAGGCGAGACTACGCTCTATGCAAACACCTGTCCTTACACTTTTGTTGTACACAAGGCAGGTACATGGACGATATCTACGACCGAGTATGGCGAGACCTTTACGGAGACAGTAACCATCACCACAGACGGACAGACCGAGACAGTTTCACTTCCCGATGGTGACACGATTACTCCTACAGATGATGTTCCTGCATTACTTGCTTGCGCAGGAATTGGTGATTCGCTTGATGTGACACTTGCCGACCTGCTTGCCGATAGCACAACACTTCTCAAAGTTCTGACTACGGATAATGCGATTGACTATCTTGTCCGTAGCACAACATTTGCATCCGACATCGTAGCGGATGAAGATGCAATGGCAATGATAGGCTCGTATGACTATGCGAGTGATACCTTATTGGCAGATGCGACTTGGGCAACGGCAATTGTGAATAGTTCGTATAAAACAGCCGTTTATAATTTAAAAAATCCAACAATGACAAGTAATAATACGCCAAGTGGACAATGTGGCTCGTCATATTCATATTCATCGGCACATGACGCATGGAAAGCATTTGACGGTGATAACGATGGAACTGGTTCAAATGTATGGAGTGCGGGAAACAGAGCAAACGAGAAAGTTTGGTATAGATTTACAAAACAACATAAAATATATGGCATTGTAGTATACCCCGTAAAAAGTCCAAATTTTAATGCCTCAAGTAAAACTTGGGATATTATTTCATCGAATAATGGTAGCACTTGGAATACAGAAGCAAGTGGAGAAAATCCCAATAGTTTAGGTGGTGTGGGTGTTGCCTTAACTAATCCCTCATTATCTGATTATTGGGGAGTATTAGTAAAAACATCATACAGAGAGAATGATTCTTATGGAGTAACAGAAGTAGACCTCTACGGCAGAGAAAAAGGTGGCGTACAAAGTTGGCTTAAAGCAGGTGGCATAACCGACAAAGCATACACGACACTTGCCGAAGTGCTTGCAGACACGACAACCCTTGCCGCATTGCTTTCATCCAACAATAGCGCATATGACTATCTTGCAACGGCATACGCATTGGTAGATGGCATTACCGCAAACGCAAACGCTATGAGTTATATAGGCTTGGATAACTACGGGGCGAATAAGTTAATCAATGATGATGTTTGGCTTGACGCAATAGCGAATAGTACATATATGGAGTCGGTGCTTAATGTAAAAGTACCCACAATGACAAGCAATAACACACCAAGTGGTGTTTGTAGTGGTATTGCAGATGAGGGTACTGTTTCATATCAAGCGTTTGATGGAAACACATCAACGAGAACATATTCCACAATGCTACACGACGTTGATATAAGATATGAATTTCCTACGGCTCAAAAAATATTGGTAGTTAAGCAATGTGACCATAACACAACCGTTGGTGCGGTTACTTGGAATTGCCAATGTAGTGCTGACGGAAGTACGTTTACAACGCTCGCCTCATATCCGTCAGTTGCGAGTGGAAATTGGCAAACCCACGTATTAAATCCCGATACGTCATACAAACATTGGAGAGTACAATCTCCTTCGGGTGTTTATGGAATAAGGGGCTGTTTTGAAATCCAATTCTACGGCAGACAAGATTTATAAAATTAAATCGGTGGCGGAATAGGTAGACGCTTATCATGTAAGGTCTGTAAACACCATGTAGGAGTGAAAGGGTCGCAACCGTAACACTCCCCACGGACTATGTAAGGTGCAAATCCTTACCCGATTTAAACATATAAAAGGAAAGCGAATAATGAAAATCGTTATTGATATTCCCGAAGAAGCATATAAAAATGCGTGTGGCGGTAAGTTTAATATTCCATTATTTTTTGAAGCGGTTAAAAAAGGAAAACTCATAAAACCGAGAAGGGCGGTGGCAAATAATGAGAGACGAAATGTTTAGAGAAGCATCACAAGAAGAATACAACAGAGAAATCGTAAAGGCAGGGATTAAAGTTGGTTTTCTTGAAGCAAAATTCGACAGACTCGAAACGCTTGTAAAGAATCTGATAAAGATGTACGGAATGGATAAAGCCTATACAAGCGCAGACATAAACGGATGCAGAGCGACAGACAGTTCGCAGACAAAGGATATTGCTCTTAACGCATCCGATATAGCGGACAACCGAACAGGTATTGAAGAGTCATTCGAGATATCGCTTGTTAACACAGACGACATAGCGGACTTAAGAACGGCTCTCGAAGAAGTATACGAAATAGTGATTGAGGAATAATGAAAGAGAGGTAATTAATATGTGTCGTGTATATGCCACAAGTTGCGAACGAGACGGCAAGAACTTTTTTACTGTACCTGCAAGGTTACAGGAGCAGGTGAGAGCAATTATTGAAGCGGACGGATACTATATCGCCAACGACGGCAAGGTATTTCCGCTTCCCGAAGCAGAGGTTGAGTGATGGATTGGTCAGTAGTAGCGACACCTGCTCTTGCGTTCGCAGGAGTATTGGTGGCAGAGATTGTCAAACTAAAGAGCAAGAGACTTGACATCGCATCCGACAAGGCAATCGCAGAGTGCGCCAAGAGCCACACGGCAAACCTCGGCAAAGTAAAGGACGAGTTTAATGGACGGCTTGACGCAATATCCGAAACGCTCGGCGAGATTAAGTCAGAGCAATTGCGCCTGTCGCTTACCGTAGGTCAACTACAAAAAGACGTGGTTAAGCACAACGGCGTGATTGAGCGGACGTATGCGCTCGAAAAGGAAGTCGAGGTATTAAAGAATCGTGAGTCGGTATCCGAACACAGACTCGCAGACTTGGAGAAGGCACAATGACAAAGAAAGCAAAGATGACGTTCTCCAAGTGGGCGGTCATTATAATCGGAACAGTTGCCATTATCGACCTTAACTTCTGTATCTTCTTGGGACAGGAAGCGATAGCGATATCTCTTATCACGGAAATAATCGGGGTGTTCTTAACATACTCGATTAAAGCATATTACGGCAAAAAGAACGAAGAGGAAACAAGACTCAAAGAAAAGGAGATGGAAGATGAAGGACTACACGATATTATTTGAAGGCATCATCACAGTTTTAGTAGCGGTCATGACGATGTTTGTGATTCCTTGGATTAAGTCGAAGATGTCCGCAGAAGACCTCGCTGAAGTATTGAAGTGGGTCAAGATAGCGGTACAGGCGGCGGAGATGATTTATAAGGAGTCGGGAATGGGAACGGCAAAGAAAGCCTACGTCGAAGCATTCCTCAAAGCGAACGGTATTGATTACGATGCAGAGAAGATTGACGCACTCATTGAATCCGCTGTTCTTGAGTTAAAGAAGGAGTTAAAGGATGAATCAGATTGAAGCATTACTCGACCTTGCAAAGACACAGATAGGATACAAAGCGAATCCCGATAACACCAATAAGTACAATCTTGAATACTACGGCAAAGAGTCGGGACAGCCTTGGTGCGTAGTATTTCAATGGTGGCTGTTTAAGCATTGCAAATTATCAAAGTTATTTTACGGCGGTAACAAAACCGCATCGTGCGGTACGCTTTACAACTACTACGATAAGCAGGGGCGTACCATCAAGAACAATGTACCGCAGAGAGGCGACCTTGTATTCTTCGAATTCAACGGTGTAGCACATTGTCATGTAGGCATTTGCGAATCCTACGACGGCAAGTACGTCACCACAATCGACGGCAACACATGCGAGGAAGGCAACGAAGCAAACGGCATGCAGGTGCTCCGCAGAACTCGTGGCAAGTCTTGCATATGGGGCGTTGCTCGTCCTGCATACACAGGCTCTGACGAAGTGTGGTACACAGTACAGAAGGGCGACACATTATCCAAGATAGGCAAACAGTTTGGAGTTCCTTGGCAGAGCATTGCATTGCTCAATAAAATTAAACCGCCGTACACTATCTACGTCGGTCAACAGTTGAGGATTAAGTAATGGCAATCAATTATGAATTTGCGCTTGAGTCGCAGGGAGCAAGGCTTGAGCGCACCAACAGAAGAATGTTCATAGTAGTGCTCGTACTCGTCGTTGCTTTAATTGGAAGCAATCTTGCGTGGCTGTACTATGAGTCACAGTTCTCAAAGACAGTTAAGATAGAACAGGAAGCCGAGTCGGATAACGGCAATGTTATTCTGAACGGCACAGGAGAGTTGCATTATGGCGAAGGGCAAACAGACAGTAACGATTAGCAGAGAGCGCAAGACAGGCGGTAACACAGGTTACAAGAAATGCCCGACATGCAAAGGTACAGGAAGAGTTAAGAAGTGAAAGAGTATACGAATGAGCAAATAACATACTTAATCAATTCTTATTGTCACCATGAGCGCAACCGACAGATTCTTTTACGGCGATTCGTGGACGGTATCACTTACGAGAAACTCGCAGAAGAATTCTCGCTATCGGTGGAACGAGTAAAACGAATCGTATATACTGAAGGTGATAAGATACTGAAGAAGTTATAATCCATTCTTACAACCCCCATACCCACAAAGTACACGGAAGAGACCCGATTGATTCATTTCAATCGGGTCTTTTCTTTTTTATGCTTAAAGGGAAGGAGTCAGTTATGTACATTTATCTCAATCCCAACCCACAAGAACTTAAAACGTATGATTGTGTCATCCGAGCAATCTCTATTGCGACCGATAAGTCGTGGTACGAGGTTTACGTCGGCGTGTGTCTTAAAGGACTCGAACTCTCCATGATGCCGTCAACCAATGGCGTGTGGGGCGAGTATCTTAAAGACCTCGGATTTACAAGACACATCATTCCCGATACCTGTCCGACATGCTATACCATCAAAGATTTCTGCGGTGAGCATTTTAAAGGAACGTACATCCTTGGTACGGGAACGCATGCGGTAGCGGTCATTGATGGCGACTACTACGACGCATGGGATTCGGGTAATGAGATACCTATCTATTATTTTTCAAAGGAGTAAGTCATGGCTTATATCTATCCGCAATATTATCAACCTCAAAACAACATTGTATCGGTGCGTAACGAAACCGAGGCAAGGAACTATCCTGTCGCTTACGGCGCAACCGTTTATTTTAAGGACGATGCGTCGCCGTTTATTTACATTAAGTCGATGGGATTCTCACAGATGGAAGCACCGAGATTTGACCGATATCGCCTCGTAGAGGAAGAGGAACAGCCACAGGCAATAAACAATACATCTTCGGACGTAGACGAGCGCATAGAGGCTATACGAGCCGATATTGACGCACTCAAAAAGGCGGTATTCAAGAAGAAAGTTAAAGAGGTAGAAGACGATGATGAATAACATGCTTTACTTCATGAATCAGTTTAAGCAGAACCCATTGGGTATGCTTATGCAGAGATACAACATACCGCAGAATATAAGCGACCCACAGGCGATAGTTCAGCACCTGCTTAATTCGGGACAGATAACACAGGAACAGGTTAACAACGCCATGAACATGCGGAACAATCCGATGTTTAAGGGAATGTTTTGAAGCAATGCGCATGCTTAATATAAATAAAGGAGACAATCTATGTTAACAGACGGAACAAACACCACAATGCTTGTGTCCCCTAACGGATACGGCAACGGCGGAATGTTCGGTGATGGCAACGGATGGTGGATTATCCTTTTACTTCTCCTGTTCGCAGGATGGGGCGGTAACGGATTCGGCAACAACGGCGGATTCATGCCCTACGCTATGAACACAGGCAACGAAGTACAGAGAGGATTTGACCAAGCATCCATCATGGGTGGTATCAACACCATTCAGACAGGCATCAACGGCATCTCCACACAGTTATGTAACGGCTTCTCACAGGCTGAAATTGCAAACAACGCACGTCAGATGGCGGATATGAATCAGATGTTTGCTTTACAGACACAGTTCTCGAACTGTTGCTGTGAGAACAGACTCGGCGTAGCAAACCTTGGCTCTGACATTGCAAGAGAGGCTTGCGCTACTCGCACAAGCGATACGCAGAACGCACAGACAATCCTCAACGCCATCAATTCGGGCGTTCAGAGCCTGAAAGACCAAATCTGCAATGACAAAATCGATGCGAAAAATGAAAAAATAGCCGACCTCGAAAGACAGTTGACTATGGCAAACCTTGCATCAAGTCAGACCGCACAGACAGCACAGATACTTGCAGACAATTCAAGACAGACGACGGCACTTGAACAGTACCTCAACCCTGTTCCGATTCCTGCATACGTTGTGCAGAACCCTAACTGTTGTACCGCTACATGCGGATGCGGAATGTAGGGGGTATGACTATGGCAGAATATTTAGCAAACGCTGTTCAGAACGTCGCTCTTAATGCGCCTGTACTGTTCACGGCTTCCATTCCTTGCACCAAGGGGTATGTCTACCACGAGGACGAGACGGGAATCTTTATTCTCCGAGGCATTACCAACAATTGCTTTGCACGTTATCAGTTGACCTTTAACGGCAACGCCGCTATCCCCACAGGTGGAGCGGTCACTCCCATATCATTGTCGATATCGGTTAACGGAGAAGAGCGACCCACAAGCAAAGCAATTTTTACGCCACAGGCGGTAGATGAGTTTGGCAACCTTACAAGTACCGCTCTTGTAACAGTACCAAAAGGATGTTGCTTCAGCGTGTCCGTAAGATATACCGATGCCACTACAGACGATGCGGCGACGACACCGACACCTGTTATCGAGGTACAGAATGCGAACCTTGTTATTTCACGGGTGGCGTAATAGAAAGGAGACATTATGCATAAGATAATGGATTATGTCTGCCGAGAGATGGAAGACATCGAGCGCAAGGTAGCAAGCGGACACAAGTTGTCGCTTACCGAAACACAGTACCTCGACATGCTCGCCCACATTAAGAAAGACCTGCTTACATCCGATGCGATGGAAGGCAACAGCGAAGACTCATCCTACGATGAGATGTCTCGCAATTCATATAGAAGAGGCAGGGACTCTATGGGCAGGTACGTCTCGAGAGACTCCTATGACCGATATAGCAGGGACGATTCGAGAAGCAATCTCGTTAATCAACTGAAGGAAATGGAAGGCAAGGTCAATGATGAGGAATCGAGGCGCATGCTTGAAGGCTTCATCCGACAGGCTACGAATTATTAACAAAGGGAAGGCTTAATGCCTTCCTTTTTTGTGCCGATATTGTATACACAGGAAAGGTGGTGATATCGGTGAAAGGCTTTAGACAACTTAAATACAACGACAGGCTTAAGATGGAACAGATGCTTTTATTAAATTTAACAAAGTCGGAAATTGCACGCAGGTTAAACGTGCATCGTTCGACTATTTATAATGAAATGAAGCGTGGTCAATATGAGCATCTTAATAAAGATTGGACGAGCGAGATGCGTTACTCTCCCGATATCGCCCAAGATAAATGCAATGAGAATTTGAAAGTCAGAGGCACAGCGTTAAAGATTGGACACGACCTTGACTTTGCCAACCATATAGAAATGAAGATATGCGACGAGGGATATTCTCCCGAAGCGGTCATCGGTGAACTTAAGGTAAACGGCAATCCGTTTAACACAATGGTCTGCACGAAGACGATATACAATTATATAGATAAAGGTATATTCTTACGACTCACAAATAAAGACCTTCCCATTAAAGGAAAGAAGAAACGCAAGTACCGCAAGGTAAAACGAGCAAAGAGACTCTCCGTCGGTACGAGCATTGACGAAAGGAAGATAAGTCGAGACGAGTTCGGTCATTGGGAGATGGACTCTATCATAGGAATAAGAGGAACGAAGAACGCTATCGTTGCTCTGACCGAGCGCAAGACCCGACAGGAAATATTATTCAAGGTTAACGACCACACTCCGAGAGAGGTCGTTAATTGTCTTGACCTGCTCGAAAAGAAGTGGGGCGATTTGTTTCCGCAGGTATTTAAAACAATCACAGTTGACAACGGCATGGAGTTTATATTCACAGACGAGATGGAACGTGGCGGTAGAACGAAAGTATATTATTGCCATGCGTATCGTTCATGCGAGCGTGGGTCAAACGAGAATCAGAACAGGATGGTTCGACGCAAGATACCGAAGAAGTTTAACTTCGACCATCTTACTCAAGAAGATATTCAGAAGGTAGAAGATTGGGTCAACGCATATCCTCGAAGGATATTCAATTATCATAACAGCCGTGACTTATTTAAAGAAGAAATCGAACGGCTAATATCATCAGCATAATCCCGTGACAATCTAATTGTGCTTTAAAACCACAGAAATGTGGTTCTATTTTCATGCTCAAATCGACGGCTCAAATTTGAGCACTCGAAATCCCATTGTAACAATTGCACAAAACACATGCGTTACAATTGTGCAATAAGTAGAATGAGAAAATTGTATCGAAATTATGCTTGCATTTTGCGAACGTAAGATGTAAAGTGAATCTCGACAGGAGCAATCCGAGAGATTCATTACAGACGATGAGTCAAGGATTTAATCCTTGGCTCTTTTTGTTTGGGAAAGGAGAGACATGCGAATTACATATACAGAGCGCAAGGTCATTGAGAGAGAACTCAAGAAGGGAGTCCCGATGACGCAGATAGCGAAGAAACTTGGCGTGCATCGCAACACGATACTGTACGAAGTACACAGGTACGGGATGAACCCCAAGACATATTCAGCAAAGACAGCACAGGGAGTTTAGGAGAATGAAAAGAATGGAGTATTTGTTAAGTTCAATTTTAATTTTCTTTGTGGTCGCATTTATCGTAACGATTGTTATCTCATTTTTGGTAGACAGGGCGTATGAAGAAGAACCCGAAGAAGTATTGTACATGACCGAGGAAGAGATGGAGATGCGACCGATAGCCGAGAAGCACGAGAAGGTCGAAGAAGAAGTCGAAGAGGTTGTCCCGATAGATGACGGCACATTCTTATACGACATCGTACCGCTCACAGGCGAGCATCAGTTGTTAGCCGAAAGGTTATGCCAAGAGTACCACGTCTCATACGCTTTCTTCCTTGCAATGTGTGAGAGCGAGAGTTCATTCAACGTAAGCGCACAAGGAGACAGCGGTCGCTCGGTAGGACTCATGCAGATTAACAAGCCCAATTGGGACAGATACGGATTAAACGCTTTTGTTCCCGAAGATAACATCGAAATCGGCATAAGGATGATGGGCGAACTAATCGAGAAGTACCAAGAATTTGACATGGTCGTGATGTGCTACAAGGCAGGAGAAGGTAAAGCGAACGAGTTAAAGCAACAAGGTGTACGGTTGTCCGCATGCGACACAGTAGCGGACGCAACGATATGGTGGGAGAAAGCACTCAATGAATGTAGAGGCGTTAATTAGGGAATGCGAAAAGAACGACGGATGCGATAGGTGCTCAAAGAAGGTCGAGTGTCACAAGTTCACGCAATTGATTAAGCAGGTGACAGAGCCTTGGGAGTTTCCTCAATTCCTCAAAGATTTAAAGGAGATGTGAAATGGCAACAGGTTGGACAAGCGTCGAGATAATGAACAGATATTACGAACAGGTTGAAGAGATAGCCGAGAAGAACGAGTTAGTTCCCGAAGACGTTTTCGAAGTATTCATGGACGATTGTTGGGAAGAGTGGTTTAAGGAACACAGATACGGTTATCTGAACACATAAGGAGAGCAAATGGAATTCATCAAATTGTATGAGGTCAACGACCGCATCATGAATGCGATAGACCCCGAAACGGGCGAGATACTTATCCCCGAAGAAGAGTTCGACAAACTAATTGAAGCAGGTGAGAACGGGTGCAATTACTTTGTAGCGTTGTTCAAGAACGCCAAGGCAACAGCGGATGCGTTAAGAGCAGAGAAGAAGGCTCGTGACGAAGACTTCGATGTTCGCATCAGAGCATGTGAGCGGACAATGGAGCGAGCACAGCGAGCACTTGACAATCACTTGCAAGGTAACATGTGGCAGGGCGACAGCGGAAAGGTGGGATACCGCAAATCGACAAGCACCGAGGCTACGGATATGGAAGCGTTCCTCAAGTGGGACGGCAGACACAGGTTCTTACGATATGAACCGAAGCCGATTAAGGACGAGATAGCCAAAGCACTCGATGCAGGTGAACATGTAGTAGGTTGGGAGAGAGACTCCCATAACAACATTCAAATTAAGTGAAAGGTAGGTATGAACAATGGTTGTAAGTATTAATGACGATTTTAAGAATCAAGTGATGGCAGAGAAACTTAAATGGCTGTCAACAGGAACAAGAGCCTCAAGAAGCAAGGCGGACGTATCAATCAAGGTATACGCAAGAAACAACAACAACAAGAGCGACAGGTATGGTCTTATCATCCGCAATGGCTTGTCAGAGTTATTCGGACAGTATATTGACCTCGCTCCATACAAGACAAGACTTTACATTAAGCCGTCATCGCATGACGCAGGTGGGTACAAGTTGGTATCGAGTCAAAAGGTAACGAATCCCTTTGCGTATGTCACAAAGAACAGCGCAACGGAAGTGATTGATGAGTTCTTGGGAGACTTCGATTTGAAATATGACGACTTCTTTGACCTGTACTACATCGAGAGAGGAGACAAGTAATGAATATCTTTGAGTCAATTAACAAGGTTATGAGCGAGATTGGAGCAATCGGGAAGAACTCCAAGAATCAGACACAGGGATTTATGTACAGGGGAATCGATGCGGTGATGAACGCAATCAATCCTGCGCTCACGAAGTACAAGGTCTTCGTAGTTCCCGAAGTGATAGAGCAGACAAGAGAAGAACGTACAAACAAGAAGGAAACTACTCTTATCTACTCCATCGTCAAAGTAAAGTATACCTTCTACGCCGAGGATGGGTCAAGTGTATCCGCCACAGTTATAGGCGAAGGCATGGACAGCGGTGACAAGGCTACGAACAAGGCAATGAGCATAGCGTTTAAGTATGCGTGCTTCCAAGTGTTCTGCATCCCGACCGAAGAGATGGTAGACCCCGATGCCGAGTGCCATGAGGTAGCACCGAAGAAGTACACGGCGAAGACCATCACTTCCGAAGAGCGTGTAGCACTACTCAAAGAGATGACTCGTACAGGCATGAGCACCGAAGAGTTACTTAAGTGGGCGAAGGTAGACTCACTCGACAATTTGACGACAGCACAGTATGAGAAAACGATGTCACAGTTAAAGACGTTCCCGACAAAAGATGATATTCAAAAGCAGAATTAAAAACATCCAACAGGATTATACGACAGGGGAATGGATGATATCCTTCTCCATTCCCAAGACATCGCTGAAGGGGTCAGACAGCCTCATACAGACCGATGTAGAAGTAGAGGTGAGGAAATACTCGCCGAAGAGGACACAGGGGGCAAATAGGCTGTTGTGGAAGTGCCTCGGCATATTCGCAGAAGCCATCGGTACAGACAATTGGTCGGCGTACCTGTACATGCTCAAGCGATACGGACAGTTCACAACGGTAGAGATACTCAAGGAAGCATACGAGACGTTCAAGTCTTACTACAGGGCGTGTGAGATAGTCGGAGAGACCGACGAGCGATACATCGTCAACTGTTACTACGGAAGCCATGAGTATTCGGTCAAAGACTTCAGACGTTTAATCGACGGTGTCATGGACGAGATGCGAGAACTCGGACTCCACCTGCCGATGACCGACGAAGAGATGGAAAGGAGTCTGGCTCTATGGTCAAAGTCACATCCATAGTAACCGACGACCTCGACACCTGTTATGTGTGCGGACGACCGAGAGACGATATCCACCATTGCATACATGGGTGGGCGAATCGGAAACTGTCCGATAAATATCACTTGGTCGTCGGGCTGTGTACGCAACATCATTACGAGGTACACAACGGCAACGTGGAATTGGACAGGATGATTCAGCGAGCAGGTCAGCGAGCGTTTGAACAGGCATACCCCGATTTAAACTTTCGGGAGATATTCGGAAAAAATTATTAAGGAGAACATTATGGGATTAAAGATTACAACAGACGACAAGGGCGTAAAAATTTACAGGAACGATAAGACGACAAGCAACGGGATGTCATTCGCAACATACTCAATCATGGTATCCACCAAGAAGGGTGACGAGTATATCAATTCATTTATCGACGTTATGTTTCCCAAGGGAACGGAACTTGCAAACAAGGTGACCATTAACATCAAGGACGCATGGTTCATGGTGAGCGAGTACAAGGACAAGAGGTACACCAAGTTATACGTCAAGGACTTTGACATCATGACGGACGGCGACGGATTTGTATCTGCTCCCGATGACTTTAACATTAACGTACCTGCAGGGATAGACGAATCGTTACCCTTTGCACCATTAACGAGGTAAGCGTATGGACAGACACAATCACAAAGAAGTACAGGCGAGAGTTCAGAGAATACTTGAAGACGTTCCGAGCGCACGAGAGTCATACGACATTCTCTACATAGAGTTCGTAAGGGATATCAATCCCGAATTGACTACACGTCCGTTCTACATGACGATGGCGTACACGCTTATCCCGTCGTATCAGAGTGTAGCGAGAGCAAGCAGACATGTAAAGAAGATTTGTCCTTGGCTCAAGGAATCTGAAGCGAACAAGGGCAAGCGTGAAGAGATAGAGCAGAGTTACTTTTTGGAATATGGGAGCAGAATATGAAATACTTTTGGCTTAAGTTGGATAAAAACTTCTTTCAGCAACACGACGTAAGGTTAATCGAGTCGATGCCGAACGGCAAAGAACTGTTGCTGTTCTACATCAAACTACTTGCAGAGTCTGTGCCCCATGAAGGTAACCTTCGATTCTCTGATGATGTTGCATATGACAACGAGGTGTTGGCAGGTATCACCAATACCGACATCTCGATTGTCGAACAGGCTATGAAGTTATTTGAGAAGTTCAAACTTGTGGAGATTAAGGAAGACGACACGATTAATATGACACAGGTTGCCGAGATGACAGGTAGCGTTACCGATTGGGCGGAAAAGAAGAGACGTTATCGGGAACAGCAGAGGACACAGGAAGGACATGCTGAGGACAAAGAAGAGGACACAGCGAGGACATGTCCGATAAGAGATAAGAGTATAGAGATAAGATATAAAGAGAAAGAAATAATAAAGAAAGAGAAAAACGAAAAAACGGAAAAAGCGGATGAGGTTATGAACTACTTCAACGCCAAGATGGGTACTCGCTATCGCAACAGGGACATGATTAAGGCGAGACTCAACGAAGGGTTTACCGTAGAGGACTTCAAGACGGTTATCGACAAGAAGTACAACAAGTGGCATGACGACCCGAGGATGTGTCAATACCTGCGACCCGAAACATTGTTTTGCAAGACTCACTTTGAATCATATCTCAACGAGGTTGATGCGAAGCCGAAGACGAAGTTTGGCAACATCGAGACTCATGACTATAACTTTAGCGAATTGGAGAGGATACTGACATGATGATAAGAGACTACGATATCCTGTGTCCGTTCTTCCACTCCATCAACCGAACATGTGGCATCGAGTGCGAAGGCTGTGTCCCGTTATCGGTTACGCTTACAAAGTTCAAGACGGAGCAGAGACGGACGAAGCACATGTGCGAGTATTGCATGACAGAATACACAGCGTGTCCTGTCTATGAGATGGTGAATCAGAAGTACGAGGTAGAGGTATGAGAAAACTATGGAAGATGATTCTTGAATTTATTGACTACGACGAAGCCGAATGGAAGTGGCGGTACTTAATAACCTGTCCGCTTATCGGCATCGTCGGCGGAGCGGTATTCATCTTCTGCTACACGGTATTAATTATTTGGTTTATGTGGTGAAAGGCGGTGAGTAAATGACATTAAGAGAAATCTATGTTGAATCCGAGGAAAGAGGTTGGATTGACGGTTATTGTAGTGACAAGCAATCAGAAATTGCTGACAAAGTATGGAACACCGAAATCGTTCCGAGAAAACTTGTTGAAGATGCGCTTTCAATGTATGAGTTGTGGAAAAAGAATACTGATTGTTCAATGAGTCAAATCAATAAAGCCACAGATACCGCAACATATGCAATGTATGACGGATGGCATAACGGCGTTAGAGATTGCATTAATTATTTAAAAGGGTTACTTGCCGAATTAGAGGGGGAAAAAGATGACAAGACAAGAATTTGACACGGCATACAACGAAGGCTACAAGAACGGATACGAAGCAGGGCGAAATGAGAGAAGCCACGGCGAGTGGATTAAAGATGAAGAAAACGTATATCATTGTTCTTGTTGTTATAGACGAGTACATAAGGGTTCAATGGAAGATATGCAGATAGATTATCCGTTTTGTCATTGCGGTGCAGATATGAGAGGTGAGACAGAATGAAGATAGTGATTGAGATACCCGAAGAAATGAGAGATAACGCAATATGGTACGACGTGTCTGATTTTGACACGGAAGATATAGCAACTATCCTTAAAGCAATAGTATATGGCACACCGTTACCGAAAACAAACGGCGAAGTGCTTATGACAATGTTTCCACCCTCTGTGTATTACGGCAAAGACAAGCGGTTAGTGTTACTCGCTAAAGACGTTTGCTTGGAATGTGTTAACGATGAGTGGTGGAACGCAGAATATAAGGCAGAAAGTGAGGATAAGGAATGACTATTAAAGGTGTTGTGCATTGTTTTTTTGAGCAAAGCGGAACATTCAAAAATGAGTTTATTAAACTTGGCATACAGGCACTGGACTATGATATTCAAAACGATTTTGGTGAAACGGACAGACTAATTGACCTATTTAATGAAATAGACACGGCATACAAGGGGGGGCAGAGCATATTTGACAAAATAGAAGAAGATGATTTGATTATTGCTTTTTATCCTTGCATTTACTTTTGTGCAACAAGTCAGATGGCTTTTTATCTGTCTTGCACAAATTATAGGTGTCTGTCATTTGATGAAAAAATAAGAAAAATACTTGAGAGGGCAGAAAAAAGGGAAGATTTTTACAAAAGGCTTATCAAACTATGTGCGGTGTGTGAAAAAAGGGGGTTGCGGTTGATAGTTGAAAATCCGTGGAGTGAACAGACTTATCTAAAGGCTAATTTTATTAAAGTTCCAGAGGTCGTAGATAATAACAGATTACTGCGAGGTGATTACTATAAAAAACCTACTGCATACTGGTATTGGAATTGTGAGCCGACATACGGAGAAAGTTATCAAAAAGACAAAAAGGCAAAAACTATAATGTCGAGCAAACAAGGAAAACAAGCTGGGGTATGTTCCACGGAAAGGTCAATGATAAGTCCTGATTATGCCAGAAACTTTATTTGTGATTTTATTATCGGGAAAAAACAACCGCAGATATGTGAGCAAATGACGATATTTGATGTATAAGGCAGAAAGTGAGGATAAGGAATGAAAAAGACAGAATCTCATTCACCTGTTTTTAAGGGCTATAAAGTTAAAAGCACAACGGTATGTGCTTACTGTCCGAAGTGCGGTGAAAGTTTAAAAAATTATTTACAAGACAAATGTGATAAGTGTGGTTGGGATATTGATTGGCAGAAAGTGGGGATAAGGAATGACAAGAGAAGAAATTGATAAAATTGCAAGCGATTATCTCAACGATTGCGAAAGCGAATCGGATATGCTTGAAGTGTTTGCGGTAGCAAAAGAAGCATTAGAGAAAGAGCCTTGTGATGATTGCGTGAGCAGACAAGCGGTACTTGATGCAACAGTTAATAAGAACAGTATTTGGAACAGTATTACCAATTCCAAAGGCGAAAATCTTGAAGAAATTATATCACAGTTGCCGAGTGTTCAGCCGAAGCAATGGAAACACCCGATTACATATGAAGGAAGGAGAATAAAGATGCAAACAATTAACATGACAGACGGAGCGAAAAAGGGACGTGCAGGGAGATATGTGATATACGACATTGATTATCTTCTCGACAATCTATCGAAGGAAGTGTACCTGCTTGAGTCAAGTCGCAAGGCGTTGCCTATGAGGAACATCGAAGACGTAAGAGGAGCGATGAAGGATGGTGATTGAGATGAGGTTCTATTGTCAGACGTGCAACAAGGCTATGGACAGACGATTTGTCGTCCCGAAGAACTATGAAGACGGATACAGGTGCAAGTGGTGTGGCGGACGTGTGTTCAACATGAAGAAGATACTTGCTGACGTAGCAAAGTCTTGGCTCGAGTATTGCGACGAGAAGGGGATTGATATCGATGTGTACGAGTGACGAGGATAAGTTAAGGGAGTACGAGCGCAAGATTGAAGAGATAAAAGATATCCTGCGAGTTAAGACGATGGCGAGCAACGCCAAGGTAGCGATGATTGAAACGGTTTTGAGGGAGCATCATGAGTCGAATTGATATGTGTGTTCGGTGTCCGTTCTATGTACGGAGCAAGATGGATGAGATAATGTGCGAAGGTCTTGGGAATGACATGAGATGTCACAACACATTTAATTATCCATCCGAAGAGGACAGGCGCAAAGCACGACAAGAGTACATGCGGAAGTATTGTTGCGACGACTATGCTTCCTGCGTACTCAACAAAGCATTGGAGACGAAGTATGAATAAATCACATTATGGTGAGTGTGGTCGCAAGATTCGGTATCGGTCGGAGACCGAAGTCCTTCGGGCGCTGAAGTCATGTAGGCGCAAGCGAGGACAAGACCTTGACTATTACTTTTGCGAGTATTGCAGGGGTTGGCATCTGACGCACCACATGGATTACAGGAAATAAAAAAGAGCCAAGGTTAATTGCCTTGGCTCACTTTGTCGATTATGAACTGTGTAAGGGATTTCCCTTCGGCTTCCGCCTGTTCCTTCCATGCTTCTCTTGTTCCTTTCGGAACATTCAATGCGATGCGTTCATAATTTTCTTTCTCCCATTTGCGCTGTCGATTGTATTGCTTTTGCTTATCAATCATGTTCTCACTCCCTTTCCGATGTGATTGTATCACAGTATTCGTCGTCTTGCCATGCAAAGTTGATTCGCTTTAATATCCGTAGTGAAGCACCACCAAGTTGCCCCAATCCTTTTTGTGGAAGCCTTTAAGCATTCCGATGCAGGGAAGATATCTTCTGTAGTGCTCTTTGATTTCGGCGTCCTCGAGAATCTCAATCGCATCCTCTAAAGGCATCTCTCGAATCGGTTCTCCGTACATGTCTGTTGAGACCTCGCCTCGGTCACCTGCGAAGATGTAGCAATCCGTCTGCGGATATGATAAGAACTTTTCGAGCGGTTCTTCGTCAATCCTGCTCAAATCAAAACTTGCTATGACCTGTCCCCAAAACTTTCCATCGTGTTTGAGTGATTCGTGTTCACATTTGTCGATAACATATAATCTGCTTTCGTATCCCATGTTTATCTCCTTCCTTGTGCGACCTGCCATCTTCAGTACGGGTGGGTCAGTTCCCGTAGACCACTTCCCCGAAGGGAAGGGTTTCGGCTTATTGATTCTCGAGGTATATCTCGTCCGAGTATTCCATCAGAGCATCAATCACCTCTGCTACCGACCAATCGAGAGCCTCTGCGAGTTTCTCGATGTCGTGCGCCGTGTCATCGTAAATCGTGATGTTCGTCATACTTACGCTCCTTCTTGTTCTCCTTTCAAAATCTCAAATCCCAATCGTTACCTGTTTCAATTTTGTAGAGCATTTCAAGTTTCTCAAGCCACGTTTCAAACGGACTTAAAGCGGCTATCTGCTCCGCAAGGGCAGGGTCAACAGCCCTCGCTTTTTCAATCTGTTTCTGCTCCTTGTCGCGTTCGGTACGCAAGTGATTTGCGGCGAACACAAGAATCTGTGTGTAGGTAAGTTTTTCGGGTAATGATGATTTTCTCATAGCATTTCGCTCCTTTCATTTGTGCGGCTTATTGCCGAAATCCCCGAACAGGGCTTGCGCCTGTTTCTGTCTGTGCATCGGGGATGGAAGTTAATCGGTAAACAATCCCGTCATCATCCCTGTGTAGCCTGTCATCATCAGTACAGGGTGGCTAATCCCTGCAGACCGCCGTGAGGCGGTTTCGACTCAATCAACATAATCATCGGGATAAACCTCACGCATCATAGCCTTGTAAGCCTTGTGATACTTTTCGTAAGGAATGTGTCCTTCCTCGTATAAGGTGTACAACCTCGTGACCTTAAGAGTCCCGTAACACAAGTGCCACCATCCCGAGGGGGATAATCCAAGCACACAGTAAAAGTCTTTTCTGCCTCTGCGCTTCCTGTCCATATCCTTTACAAGCCATATTTTTCCGCCCCATACGTTTCCGTAAGATTCGTACCCTGCTTTGATATCTGTCATTTTCTCCATATTGATTCTCCTTCCTGTGTGCGACCTGTCTCATCAGTATCGGTAGGTTGTCTCCGATAGACCGCCTTACGGCGGTTTCGACTATGCATTCAGAATGTACTCACAGCCTTTTTCAGCCTGTGATGATGCGTATACAATCAACTTCGGGTCGTTCTTAAGACCTTCGAGCCATGATTGCAGGTAAGCGACCGAGTTACGGAACGTTGTGTCGCTATCAAGACCTGCTTTGGATGATAAGAAGCATGCTCCGATTTCTGCGACCAACTCTTCTTTTGAGTAGTCCTCGCTTCCGAAAGCAACGTGCTTGCCTTCGCTCTTGCGGTTGCATCGGGTCGACTTGCCTGTCGAGTGAATCAACTCATGGAACATTGTGCTGTAATACTCTTCGACGGCTTTGTACTGTGTGAGCATCGGTACGACCACTTCGTCCGTTGAAGGGCGGTAGTATGCGCTGTCAGACTCTTTGATATGAAGTGTAGGTGCGTCGGCGCTCTCGATATATCTCTTCACGATTGCTTCCGCTTCGGGAACTGTATCGAGTGTGGGCTTTGCAGGTTTCTCAACAGGCTTGGGTTCTGTCCAATTGTGTTTGGGTTTGAGTCCTTCAACCTGTGTGAGAATGTTGAATACTCTGTACCACCTGCAAGCGAATGTCTTCTTGGTTAAGGGGTTTCCGTCGTCGTCGGTAATCACGTTACCTTCTTTGTCAGTACACTTAACCGTTTCGACTATCCATCCGCAAATGATGTGCGAGTGTTCGCCTTTTTTGACCTTGCCACCTGCTTTTTTAATCTGTTCAAAGGTGGCGTACTCACCTGCTTCAAAATCAAGTAGCATTTGGTTGATGAGGTCGTATCTCTTGCCGTTTGAATACGAGTAACACGGGAACATTGCTTCCATGTTGTCGAAGGTTCGGGATGTTTTCCAAGGCTTTACCCAAGGGATAATACCCTGCTCCATCTTCTTGATTATCTGCTCTGTAATGATTTCGTATGCTGTCATCGTGTTTTTCTCCTTTCGCTCTCTGCGTTTGTTTGGACTTGAGACCAACTATCGGTCGCATTACGAAAGGGGAGAAACTGTATTCAGTTGTCAAGGTTCATGCCGAGTGGCGAAGCGCCGTGGCTTGGATTACCGAGAATCCGTATGCCCTAGAGAAGTGGGCTGTGATTTGATGTCACTACAATATCATACTGTACAGTACGATGCAAGAGGTTTTTCGAAAGTTTTTTAATCTTAAGAATTTGTTCGATTTCTGTTCGATTGACGCTCCCGAACGAACTCGGCAGGGGAGTGCGCCATGCTTCCTGCGGACAAGATAAACTGTAGGCATGAAAACTATGATTACAGGAAAAGCAGGCGTTGATTGGGAACTCATAAAGAAACGATATCTCGAAGGAACTTCGATTCGTCAATTGGCACGAGACTATGGTCTGTCACCGAGCACGATATCGGATAAGGCAAAAAGATATAATTGGATTGGCTTGGCGGAAGTGATATCGGACAAGACCGAACAGCGCATTGCAGAAAAATTGATTGCACAAAAGAGCGACCTCGGATTAAAGGTGTATCACGCTGTTGACATGCTCGTCGGGAAGATAACCGAAGGGATTAAGGTGGTCGATAAAAGGGACAGCACTAAAATCCGAGCATACATGGCGGCGCTGAAGGACGCAAAGGACATGGGCTTCTATCGTTCCGATATGGATACCGCCGAGCAACTCGCCCGAATCAAGAAACTTGAAAAGGAAGCATCCACGGAAGCGCAGGACAACACTATCACGGTCGTGCTGTCGGACGAGGTGAGCGAGTATGCTGATTGACCTCGGGACACCACAGCCCAAGCAGGAGTTATTCCTTAAGGATACTCACAGGGTGGTCATATTCGGCGGTGCGCGTGGTGGCGGTAAGTCGTGGGCTATCGATTTCAAGGCTACCGCGTTATGTCTCAAGCACGCAGGCATAAAGTGTTGTATCGTCCGCACGACCTATAACGAGTTGCAGAAGAATCACATCGAGCCGTTACGGGAGAAACTATGCCCCACAGGGATTGCTACCTATAACGACGGGCGGAAGGAAATGCGATTCAAGAACGGGAGCATGATTTACTTCCAATATTGTGCAAGCGATGCCGATATAGCGAAATTCTCGGGATTACAATTTGACGTGCTTTTTGTGGACGAGGCAACGCATATCCGTGAAGACCACTTGAAGAAGATGGGCGCGTGTGTGCGTGGTGTCAATGACTTCCCGAGGCGTATCTATTGGACATGTAACCCCGACGGGATTTCCTTGCAATATGTAAAACATCTCATCAAGGGAGAATTCACCGAGGATGAAAACCCCGATGATTATTCATTCATTCAATCCCTGCTGACCGATAACACCGCGCTTATGGACGCAGACCCGTCCTACAAGCGTTACCTTGAGTCCCTGCCACCTAAACTACGGCAGGCGTGGCTTGAGGGCGATTGGGACGTGTTCGAGGGTATGTTCTTTGACGAGTTCCGCGACAAGCCCGACATCCGCAAATGCATCGAGGCAGGCATCACTCCCGAGCAGGCACTTGCCGAGCATCGGTGGACGCATGTCATTAAGCCGTTTGAGCCACCCGTACATTGGAACATCTACCGCTCATACGATTGGGGCTACGGCAGACCGTTCAGCGTGGGTTATTGGGCTGTGAGTCCCGAGGACGTGGCTTACAGGATACTTGAGGTGTACGGATGCACCAAGACCCCGAATGAGGGCGTGCGGTGGTCTAACAAGCAACAGTTCGATTACCTGCGAGAGTTAGAGGACACTCACCCGTGGCTCAAGGGCAAGAACATTCAAGGCGTTGCCGACCCGAGCATATGGGACGGTTCACACGGCATATCGGCGCAGGAAGAGGCGGACAAGCATGGAATATGGTTCATCAAGGGCATTAACGACCGCATAGCAGGGTGGATGCAGGTACGAGAGCGCATGATGTTCGACGAGAACGGGTACGCGATGATGTACTTCTTTGACACCTGCAAGGCAATCATACGCACGATGCCGCTTATGATGCATGACGAACACAGGGTAGAGGACTTGAACACGGATTTGGAAGACCATGCCTGCGACGAGGTGCGGTACTTCTGTATGATGCGTCCGATACCGCCGAGAGAGATAAAGACCGAGTACATACCGATGAACGACCCGTTGAATCAGTTTAAGCAGAAACAGAAGGCGTGGAGCGCCTACAATCAGATACAGAGGAGATAAACATGGCAAAGAGAAAAGAACAGGCGGAGTCATACGCCGTACAACAGGCGACCCCGTTGCAACAGAGAGCCGATACAGAGATGGCAATGCTCGATATTTTGGCTACAGATGAAGAGATTCGTGCGAGCCAACCGCCCAAGATAGGGTCGAAGGAAGTCTTGGAAGCAACACAGACCCTTCGCAGGTACAAAGAAGGCAAGGCACGCCTCGAAGCGAAGATAATCGCAAACGAGGAGTTTTGGAAACTCCGCCAATGGAACTACCACTCCAAGTCCGACGACGAGTTCAGACCTGCGTCAGCGTGGCTGTGGTCGTGCATACAGAGCCGTTACTCGGACGTTATGGACTCGTACCCGACATGTAACTT